TGTCGCGCTTAATGCCTTAACCGTTAATGCTCCAAGTGCTGCCGATCCAATAGCCAATCCTTTTGCCATTGTTTTTCCAGCGGCGGTCGCGAAGGCTCCAATTTTGTTAAACGCCGCTTGCGAACTGCCTTGAGTGACATTTACTTTTTTGTCAAATTCTTTTAAGGTCTTGACTGAACTGGAACTGTCGACCATGATTGTCCCGAACAGCTTGAAAAGTTCCATATATCCTCCTTTCTCCTTAATTAAAAACATCTTTACGATGTGCTTTAATTTTGGTTATTAAATTTCTTTTTTATTTCTTCGATTTCGTCCATGATTTCTTCTTTGCTTCTTGTATCGTAGTGCTTTTCGCTTGGCATTGCTTTTTCTGCAAACTCGTCAAAAGACATATAGTTTTCCTTAGTCATATGTGGATACGCTGATGTGTACAATGCAAACAGCTTATCTTTTTCTCGTTCTATATTTGCTTTATTGATCAATTTAATTGCTCTATGGAATGGCATTTTTAAAATATAACCCATATCCCCATATTTTGACAGTAGCAGATCATCTACCTCTATCCGGTCTATTGATCTGCTTGTTCTAAAAAACTTTTAAAATCTGGTGTATTCAGCAGTTCTGCGAAAAACTCTTTTATACCTTTAATCCCTAGTTTTTTAACTGCTTCTGGTTTCATTCCTGTCATATTCCCAATAAACTTGTTAACTAAGTTTTTTACTTTCCATAAACTTCTTGTTGCACTGTAAGTTACGTCGATTGCGATAGCTAAAAACGCTTCTTTCCCTATTGATTTCAAATCTTCAACACTTTCCAACTTGTCTGTCTTTACTTTTTCAGATAACTTTTCTGTTTTAATTGGAATGTTTGCTTTGTCGATTATTTCAGACAGTAAGTAAACGTCCTCTAAGTCAAATTCTTTTATAATCATGCTCATGTTATTTGCTCCTTATTATTTATACTGTTGCGAATTCTGTAGTCCAAGGGGCTGTATCCATTGCTTCTGGATCGTAACAAGCCGTGAATGCCAAAGCCGGAACGACTTCACCCTTATCCTCTAGTTTCCAGCTTAAACTATCCATGTTTAAAGCATCTTTGACAGTTATTGTCACCGCTTTCCCGGCAAGTGTTTTTCCTACCCAAACGACGTCATTATAATCGCCCTCTACTATCTCGAGGGTCCCTGTCATCGTATTGACTCCTTCTCCTTCTGTGATACTCAATGCTGGGTAATATTTCTGCATATCATCAGCCGTGAATGTTTCTAGTGCATTCACTGTTAGTTTTGCAATTTCCGAGTCAAGGGTTACCCTCCCTTTAACCGGTCCCATGTCTCCGTCTGCTTCAATATTTCGGAATTCACGGTCAACTACAAATTCAGACCCTCCACGTGTTAATCCAATTGGTGTTCCAGCAACACTAACAACACCGTGCCCTAATAATATTTTTTCTCCTGCCATTATTTTCTCCTTTTATTCTTTTTAAAAATTGTTTTATTTCTTCAATTAGTCTTTTTTCAAACTTTTTAAATTTTGATCGTTCTTTTTCCAAAACAAAAACATTTTCCAAACACGTTCATTTGCATCCACGATGTTGCAAATCTTTCTCCGTTTTCTAGTCTGTATTTTGTCAGATGATGTTTCATTTTATCTTCTCCGTCCTTTACTTTTTAATAAACAAATACTCTTCTATGAAAATTGGAACACCATTCATCTTTAAATCGTCATCATATTTTGTACATACATATTCAATTTTGTTCTTTACATTGTCATTGACAATGATCTCTTTTGTGCCATCTGGCATTCTGAGTCCTAATACAATTTTGCTGTTTTCTTCTTTTTTAGAATTTTCAATAAACTTCTCTAATCTCGTCATTTTAGTCCCTCTATTTTTCGAAATATCCGCGTACTACATATCTTAAATTCACTAATTGCGCATCTATTAGATCTTCTGACCCTACAGTCTGGCGTTGTTCTAATCCAAATCTCAAAGACATTTCGTCGTCACTAATAACGTTTTGCTCAAGAGCATCGTCTATCTCATCCGCTAGTGTTTCAATTGATCTTATGCTCGTGTTTACATCCTCAAAAACATTGATGTTTAGATACATGTCAAAACTTGGATAAGTATTTACTACGGTATCTACTTTAAACACTATGTATGGGAAAACTGGAGACTGTGGAGCTCTATTTCTATATACTCGTGTATGCTTCGTTTTTAAAAAATCATAGATTGCGTCATTTACCTTATTTGTATCCATTTTATTCCTTGTTGATCTCTTCAATCGCTTCTTTTACAAGCCTTTGAATCGTTGATGCATTCTTAACGCATATTGGTTTGATTGGGTCATTTTCTCTTCCGTACACAAATGTGGCGTAGAAAAGCTTAAAGCCTATCTGCAGGTCTTTTTCCCTCTTTCGTGCCCAATAACTCAAGCTTTTTGCTTTTCTCAGCCGTCCTGTTCGTTTTTTGATGGTTGGCTTTATTTCTTTTACAAGGTTTCTTCCAATAATATTCAAGACTTTCTGCGGTTTTTCTTGAATTTTTTCAATCACTTTGTCGATATTATTTTCCATCGTGAACGGTTTTCTTGCCATTACATTGCACCTTCCCCTACTGTTGACGTTGCCACTAATTCTATTTTATCTTTCTTTTTTTCATCCTCATACGTCCGAATAATTGTATATATTTTGCCGTTATACTTTATTACCTCGTCATTATTGAATTCAAATACATATATTTCAAATGTCAGCTCTGGCTTCATGCCTGCGGTAGCTGCCTGATAGAACTCACTTGATCGAATTGACTTTTTCTTTGCAAGTATCGTCCTAAATTCATATGTTTTAACCGTTTCTCCGTGGTCTTCTGTTTCAACTAAGTTTCCTATTTCAATTTCACAAAATCTCATTGTAATCTCCACATAGAGATAGGTGGTTTTTAAGCGTTTCATATGCTGCCTGATATTTGTCTGAATCATCATTATCAAGTCCAAATTGTGCCTTTGCATAGATGATCATCGCCCGTTTAACCAGTGGGTCCGTTTCTTCTATCACATTCACCCCTGCATATTTCAGATCTAGCTTGCATGCTTCTGCTATATCCTCAATCTCGTTGTCCATTAGTGTTGTTGATACTCTTAAGGCGCTTCTTATGGCACTTAGTGTTTCGCTTGTCACCATTTTTTTACCTCCTTAAAAAAAGGGGCAAAAGCCCCTCTATCTATTTATTCACCCTTTTTGATAATTAAAACGCCATTTGTGTCTAATAATTTACCATCCGCAATCATAATTGCTTTGTTGATGTATTGATTCAAATCTTGGTCTAACCATCTATAAGTTGCCATCTGTAAGTTACTATTGATGGCATAGTCTCCTAATTTCGCATAAATAGCTACAACATCACCAGCTGCTGCTGTTTCGTAATCTGCTACTACATCGTCTTCAACTAGGATCACTTCTTTCCCGCCAAAGCGTTCTTGCACCCCATCTGTGATTCCATAATTCACGCGTCCAATTGGTTGCCCTGTCGAATCCACCATGCCATCAATATAGCCATCAAAAGTTCCTGATGCCATAATAAAAGTCCCTCCAGCACGATATGATAGTGGAATCTTGGCGAAAACCTCTTTTTTCCATCCACTCCACGTTTTAAAATCATCTGCTGAAAGTGTAATCACTTGATCTGCTGACACTCTTGTATCAACTGTAATCCCAGTTGGTGATGCAACTCCAGTTCCTTTCACGATCGCGAGATCAATGGCTTTAATCATTGCTTCCGTGATCAACGTAACCATTGTTGTTTCAAAGCTTGCCAAAGATACTTCGTTGGCTAACAGTGATGTTGCAATCTTACATTCTAATCCATAGTATAAGAAAGAAACGTTTGTGCTCATGTCTACTTTCTGCTTATCAGATGGAGTTCCTTCTGTGATCCATGTTGCGACTGGCACAAGCGACGAAATTGGGAAGCTAACGCCGCCTTTGACATTTAACTTTCGAACTCTTGCATACAGTTGCCCGTATGTTTTCATTTCTCTGATAACTTCTTCTACGATAGTCGTTGGAATAACCGCTGCCGCTTCTGTAATTGTTGTAAATGCATCTGTATTGTATTTTTCTGGAATAGGTGTTCCTTTTAAGACATTATCCATGTATGCCATGCGGTATTCTTCTGTTGCAAATTTGTTTTTGCGTGTTACATTTTGTGCAACCTTTTGATTTTCTAATTTATCAACAACCGTTTTATTCTCTTCTGTTGTTCCGGTTGCATTGAACAAGCCATTAGGCGTCAATAGTCCATTTCTATTTATGGTATTCAACAAGGCATTCAAATTTGCTTGTTCTAACCCTACTTTTTCAAATTTACTATCTAGATCCATGATTTCGGCTTGCTTTGCTTTACAACCTTCTAAATCACCTGAATTTAGTAATTCCTGTGCGCTGTCCATTAGTGCTTTTCGCTGTGCTTCATATTGCTCTTTTGTCATTATAATCTCCTTAATTTTAATAAATTTATTTTTTCTTGTTCCATTACCGTTTTTTCTTTTTTTGCATTGATTTTTGCTTTTGTTTCCTCTATTTTTTTAAGTGACAACATGCCACTGTTATAAGCAGCAACTAAAGATTGCTTTTCTTCCTCAAACATAATGCCGTCTGCTAGTTTTAATTCAACGGCTCTTTGCGCCGTGATCCATGTTTCTTCATCCATCATTTTCAATGCTTCTGCTTCGCTCATCCCAGATTTTCGAACATAGGCACTAGCCATGCTTTTATTCGCCGCTTGCAGTGTTCTGGACGCTTTGTCCATCTCGCGATAGTCGCCACCTGTAACCGTCGATACATTATGAATCATCATCATTGCCGTTGGAGACATTTCTAAATGCCCAGCCATTGCGATTACACTTGCTGCGCTTGCTGCCAATCCTACTACATAGATATTTACGTTCTGATGGTTCATCAAATCTGTATAAATATCACTCCCTGAGTGAATTTCTCCACCTCCAGAATCAATATACACATCTATTGGTTCAATATCACTTGCTTTTTCAAGCGCTTTCCTGATATCTATTGGTGCTGTTGATTCCATTTGAAAATAGTCATAAACATCCTTATAATCGTTCGGAATAATTGGGCCTCTAATATCAATTCTCACCATATCACCTCCTTTATTACTTTAATTGCCATTACTCTTCTGTTACTTGTGCTCCTCCTTCCACTTCTTTTACCGTTGTTGTATCTAAACGTCTCAATGGTTCATCTCCACCGTTAATTGGAGATAAATTCATTACTTCTCTCCATTCGTTGGGAGTCATGGCGCCTCTATCAACCATTGCTTGGAGTGCTAGCTTCGTATTAATGCTCGCACACGCTAAATTGCTCGCATCAAATGTAATGTAATTTCCGCACCCTCGTTCTCTTCTTGAGAATAGTTTTCTTGTGTATTCACCCTTAAGTTGTATCGAAATAGGTTCAATACGAGCTTCGTAATACGAATTCCATTCATCTTCTGTGTAACTCGACTGCACTATTTTTATATTTGTGTTGAAAAACGAATATATTCTCTGCGTTGCTCTATCCATCTGTGCAGCGTTTGGAACATAGTCGTGTGGTTCAACTCGAATTGCATCGGCTTTACTATCTACTGCTGCGACGCCTATGCTTGTCGACTCCATACTTAAATAGTTTTCTGTAAATTCTTTTGCACTTTTTTTCAAATCTTCTGGTCTCATACCCGTTGAGTATTTCAGCAACCATTGGACAACACTCGAATTTTTAATTGCGTTAATAATTCCTTTATCTGTCGATCCGACAACCTCCATAACTTGTGTTAGGGCTATCCCTGGTGCGTCTCCAAAGATATCATTGTCATTAAAGTCTCTTCTTAGGTGTATGATGTCAGAATATGGAAATATTGCTGTTTTACCATTCAAAAAATAGAATTTTAGGAAAAGTACAACATTTTCATCATAAAAAGCTTCTACTCCGGCACTTGGAATTGGATATATTTCCACTGGATAACCACGTTCGTCTCTCATTACGAGTGCAAAAGCGTTGTTATTAAGGGCTAGTTGTGTAGCAAGCTTTTGTTGCATCACTTGTCCTGTCATGTGTGGGTTTGGTTCCTCTAAAAGAAAACGCATATACGCATCAGGATTCACTTTTATGTCGTTTGTTCCGTCTTTGTTCATTGTTTTTCTTATGTGTTTCGCCACAAGTTTTCCTACCGCTTCGACTTCTGGTCTTATGCACGCTCTGACAATGTCAGATTGATAGAGTTTTCCATCCCATGAATATAACCCATTCCCACGGTCTGTTAGCATTTTAAAACGTGTACTACTGCTTGGCGATCTGTTAAAAAGTCGTCTAATATTCTGAAAAAATCCGATTATTCTCACCTCCTTTAAATGCTTTTTTAATATCCATATACTTTATCTTTAAATCTGGAATCTAAACAAACACACTTTTTCCCTGTTTTATTAGTTAACTCTTTTTCTAATTTTTCTATATCTTCGTCTGATAACCTCATATCGACGAAAAATAAGAGAACCTCCGAATCGCTTTTCACAAGTTTCAGTTCTTTGATTTCTGTTCTTATGTTCCCTGATTCTGCGAATAGTTTTATTATTCTCACCTCCTTTAAATGCTTCTTTTTGCAATAAAAAAGTACCTCTAAAGGTACTCATTTAAATCATACTCATGTATTCGTCATAGTGTCGTTCATAAACTACGAATGCATCCATTAAACTTGCTACACCATCAATACGTTTTCGTGAGTTACTTGTTTTACAAAGCGATATATTATCATTTTTGTCAACATCAATCGCCGCATTTGCTAGATTCCATTTTAATATACTGTTATTATTGTAGTTTATCTTTTTTGCCTTCAAATCCGACGCGAAAGACTTCATAGGTCCGGACATTGTCTTTTTACCTTGAACAACTTTATCTGTCGAGTTTTTACCAAAGAAAGATTCTAAGTCGTCGATAATGTACTGTGAGTTCCATGCATCGTATCCAATTTTATAGATGTATATATCCAGCTTGTTCTGAACTTCCATAAAC